TTGCTGGTAATGTCGGGGGCGTTGGTTGACGCCCCTTTTGGCGATTGGATGCTGGTGTGGGAGGTGATGTTTGTTTTGTTGGCGTTATTCCAGTAGATGGATTGGTCTTGCTTGTTTTTGTAATAATTGTTTGTGGTTTTCTGCCTATAATAGTTTTGGTTGTTTCTCCTGTATTTTTGATATTGATAAGGACTCCCTGAGAATTCTCTCCGGTTCCAAGTAGACCCCCATGAGGAGGGACTAGACTTGGTCCCCAGGCTCCCAGAGAGGGTTCCAATGCTTGGGGCCAAGGATCCTTTTGCTGATTTTGGTCCCAAGATTTTCCCCAAACCTCTGAATTTGGGGCTATTTGTAGCTGGTGATCTGGGAGGAAGCCGAAGGGATTGGGAACTGATCTGTTGTTTCCCATGAGTATGATGTTTTTGTTCCCAGGGGTAAGATTGTCCGTTAAAGGAGGCGGATGACTGAGAAGTTCTTAGATAAGTGACCCCTGATTCCCAGAGTGTCCACAGATAGTGAGCAGTATGAAAAAAGTGAGTGAGTGTGTGATCGGGATAATAATTTTTTATGGCGTTATGTAATGGGAAATATTTAGTTTTATTTGGGAAGAATCTAGCAGGAAGACATAATTTAAATCTTCTCTTCTCTCCCTTTGTTAGGCCAATTCTGGAATCAATATGCTCGCAAAGGTCATGACGAAGATGTATGTTTGGGAAAGAAGGAGTTTTCCATTCTGGATTAAAAATTTTTGGTTTCTCTGAATAAAGACCTGTGAGGCCCCCGGCTTTATGTACCCAAATTTCAGCATGCAGGGGCAGTTGGAGAAGGAGTTCTTCTGCGACGCGGTGATTTAGATTTGCGTCTGCGAGGAGAGGGAGTGCGTCTTCTGGGGGACCTAGTAGCTGCTCTACCTCCCCTTCTTCTAACGACTGTATGCTCTGGAAGAGTTGAGAGAATGGGTGCATTCGGTGGTCTGTATGGTTGAGGTGTTCTTATCCAAGTCCCAAAAGATACCAAAAATTCTAATACTGTAGCATCCCCAAAGGTTAAACAGGAGAGATGAAACCACAATTGTTGTCTAAGTTTTAGTCCAAAAGTGTTCATTACATGAGTTACGATTGCATCCTGAATAGGAGTTCCTTCCACAGAGGAACGTACCCAAGTAACAAAGCTAGATGATTCTTCCCAGCAATTTATAAGCGCCCTAAGTGCGGTATGATGGGGAGAGCAATGCTCCCTACCTGTGAGGTTTTCTTCGTAGAGAGCTATGATGGTTTCCACCAAATCAGAGAGCGAAGGGAAGAAATCAACAGGCAAGAAGTTTATCAGTTGTTGTGAAGTTCCAAATTCTTTATAAGGATCAATATCCATACCCCAAAGCCACCCAAGGCACAGCTTGGAGGCTTGAACAGTGGGGTAGGAACAAAAGAGCAGGCACAGGTGAAAAAGATACATGGTGACAACCTTCACCGCAATTTATGCCTACAGCCTCCTAATACATATGCAATAATTCTATCATCCCAGCCTGTCTCCTCCCATTGATTCATTAATAATTGCCCAAAGTACCATTGCCAAGAGTTTAAAGTTTGTGTTACGGTGCCACGTTGCCGGGCAGTATGCCAAGTTACAAAGTTCGTCATGGTGGTCTCCATGTTGACAGCCGCTTCTGCACAGGTGAAACGAAGGACACACGGTCCGGCATTCGAGTAGGCGCAGGCGGGGAGACGACGAAGAGCGAAGTCCTGCCGGTGGACGGGCGGAACCGTAGAGGCGGTGGAGCCGTTCGAATCCCCAGGAAACCGCGAGACGGGGCGTCCGCCGGGTTGAGCTCCGAAGGGACGTAGCAGAAGGACGTCTCTCGAAGGATCCAGTTCGCAGTACAGCCGAGCAGCCATGGGAAATGAGTGAATTTATGTGAGCACACAATGGTGTTGTCAGTTCCCAAAAGTTTAGCTCCTGACCAGCAGCGAGCTAAAATGGCTGCAATCAACTCAGCGTGATGAATTGGAAGCGGTCGTGGAAATCGACCGGATTTATACAATGCGAGTTGATGATTAACCAGGCCCCAGCCAGTGGGGGTTGCGTCAGCAAACACCTGGCAAGTCGAGCTCCGTTGTCGAACAACGTGCAAAGGTCGACTGTACAATCGAAGAAGAAACCCTTTGTATGCTGGAGAGAATTCAAACCCGTTTTTCTGAGTTATGGCATGATACAATGGCATAAGTGCAGGGTACCCACAGGCAGTGAAAGGGGCGAGAAAGCCCAAAAGTCCCGTGAGACGCTGCAGGATTTTCCAATCAAAAATTGTGTAGCAGGGAAGGGCTTTTAATAGTTGGATTGCCCATTTTTGCTGCTTTGATTGCGGTAGGGTCCCCGAGGGAGTTATAAGTAACCCCATAAATTGTAGATGTTTGCCCCACCATTTTGTTTTGTCTGGGTTTAAAACGATCCCCAGATCAGAGAAAAGAGAACAAACAGAGGCATAAACGGACTCAAGGTGTGGAGGAGTCGTCGCCCCCAATACCACATCATCCATATAAGTAAAAGCCAGGCAGTGGGGGAAAGTTCTACGAACCACTGAAGCCAAGGCACTAGGGAATGGAGCCAGGAGAATCGGCGAGAGGCCAACCCCCGTAGGAATTTTCCTAAAGCCCTTGAAGAAGGAATGGCCCAGCAGGGTCTGTTTCCTCCTGCAGGTTTTGAACAACAACAGGAGGCCCAGGAGGTTGCGTCGTCCGCAGAGACTGTGCAGGTGTTGCATCTCTTGGTGGTTGTTGTTAGTGGATTTAGGGGACATACAGGAAGCAAGCCCCTCCAATCCAGGAGAGCCAACAAGCAGATGAGGCATAGCAGCAGGACTAAGAGGTATATGATAAAACGCCGCAGACACATCCAACGAAAGCCAGGACAGGTTGCTGGACAAGAGGTTGGTGAGTGCTTGCAGGTTGGGGACAGCAAATTTAGGCCATTGCACTCGGGTGTTCCCCCTAGAAAACTGAGAGAAGTCCACCACGAGTCTAGACTCTGTCCTATTGTTAGGATTTTTGTCCACAAGAAAAACACCACCTGAAATCCGACGAGGGGTGCGAGGAGTTCTGATGAGGTGATCCCCATGTCGATGGCAGGGTCCCCAATCGGAGAGTAGTAAAAGACACTGTCTGAGGCAGTATCTTCCGCAGGCCGGAGAATGGTTGAAGAAGAGCCAGGGACAGGAGTTATCAGGCTGGCGTACCTCTGTCTCCAAGTCTTGTTCATATTGAGATGTGGATGAGTCTGTT